TGATGGTCAGCCATTAGCAAAAATGCGTGTTGCGGATCTCTCAAAAGGTAAGGTTCAAAATCAGATTGTTAAGCAGCTGATGATAGGCCACACCGACAAAACAGTTCGCAACCATTTGACCTCACTTTCGGTCATGTGCGAGTACGCAATTTCTATGGAATGTAGAACAACAAATTTTACTCACAAGGTAAAAGCCAAGGGCGAGAAGTTAGGCAAGAGTGGCGATAAAGCTGAGAAGATTTTGCCGTCAATAATTAAAGCTATCGAGGACGCTATACATCCACATTGGAAACTTGCATTTCGCTTCGCTTGTATGACTGGTTTACGTCAGGGTGAACAGCGCGCATTGACTTGGGATCAGGTAGATTTAGACAATCTTAAAATTCGTGTCACACAAGCTATGAAGCCGCACGACAATCGTAACCCAGGTGAAACCAAAACTAGGGCTGGCAGACGGGTGGTTCCGTTGCACCCAGAGTTAGCAAAAGAGTTGCGAGAACTTTACTTGCAGCAGGGTCGTCCTAATGATCCTGATGCTTATGTGTTTCCTTCACGCGTTGACACACCAATACATGGAGAAAAGTTTCTCTATGCTATCGGTAAGGCTTGCCGTAAGGCTGATGTCGCGCATGTGACCTGGCATGAGTTACGACACTTCTATGCATCAAAAATTCTCCAGGCTTTTCCTGACGATTTATGGCGCGTAAAAAATTACATGGGTCACGAGACTATTAAAGTTACTCAAACAACATACGGCCATTGGTTAGACTCAGGGCAAGAAGATAAATACGCCACTGATAAACTTGTCGAGCATTTTGCAGATATGCATGACGTTCAAAAAGTGGCGCAAGTATTTTAATTATATTTATTCGTATGGTTGTATATCTGAGTCAGAGGGGCGTTGTCTCCTCTGCCCATCAATCCCAAAATGTTCATTCAATACATCACGGCGCACTAATCTTTTTTGTCCTGTCGTGATCGTAGAAATTTTTTGCGATTGTAATAAATGAATAGCGCGTCTTCTTGCGTTATCATCGTTTTCACCAAACAACATTTCAGCTGTTTCTTTCATCGTTAATAAAGCTTTTGTCATTACGCAAACCCCGTGTAGTCTTCATTGTCTTGCGAAGTGGGCGTTGGTGGTGTCGAGGTATCGACAGTGATCTTTTCACTGATGTGCGATGAGTTATTAAATTTGTTTGTGTACAGCGTAACACTGCCAGCTTTTGGAAAGCTACGCACATCAGGTTTACCAAACTGATCAGTAGCATCTGTGCGCTCTGACAATGTAATAGAGATCTGAAAATCTCCAGACTGAAACTGTCTAAACAATTCCTCGCATTGCTGCTTTTGTTCATCACTAGGAAAGTCGTATTTACCAGTATCATTGTTATACGGGGTCTTTGCGTTGATCCAAGCGGTTATTCTGTATTCTTTATTACCGTCTAATCCATTCATAAATTTGTGTGCAGTCTTACTAAAGTGCGCCATTACCTTCTTATCCCATCGTTTAATTGTTCCCATCGCGTTTTGTGATACGCCATGATTTCTTGTGCTAGGTTGCCGCTGCCTTTTTGAATTGCCTCAAATTCTCGTACAAACTCTTCTGGTATTTTTTTAAGCTGCCAGGTTTGTTTTGCATCTTTTATTTTTTCTTTTATTCGTTCAGCTAGTATCTCTAAATCTCGTTCTGATGTTCCAGAAGAACCTTCATTGCGTTCTGCGCGCACAGCTTCTTCGTGTTCTTTTTCTGCATCAGCTTCGTTACCGTCATCATCAGCCTCTTCATCAGGCTCGATGCCAGCCAAGCCAAGCAATCCATATCGCTTTGCGTAAGTGGCCGCAGATCCTAATCCTTGCATACCTCTTTTGTCAGGCTCCATATAAAACTTACTGCTAAACAGGCCACCGCTTGTATGCTCAAAAGTTGTCTGTATGTAGTGACCTTGTTCATCTTTGCCAGCGGCTTGTATTAGTGCAAACCCATTTTTATTTAATGCTGGTTTGATTGCTTTGATGCATGACTTCAAACTTGCATATCTATTTCTAAAATGTGGGTTAGTCGCATCCTTATGCGGTGTTTTCATTTGTGACTGCGCTAATGCTAATGCAGCGATTGCTTCTTTGTTGTTCATGCTTCTAGCCCCCATGCTTTTCTAGCCTGGTTCAAATAGGCTGGCGGTTCTTTCCAATAAATCTGATTAAAGTCAGGATCACACAGACCAAATAGATCCTCTGTGTCGTGCGCTGCCTGGAGAATATTTTCTGTTGTTTTGTGATGCATTGCGATATCTCGTATTACTTCTTCGAGAAACGCTGGTTTTAACTCTGGGGCGTTGTGTTCATTAAAAATCTTATAGTCGTATGCATTTGCATAAACCAAGAACGGCAATTGCCTACCGTTAAGAGCGTAAAACCCAGCCGCCTGGTAAACATTGTTCATATCAAACATGCCGCTTAGTGAACTAGGCAGCGATGCCTTGCGCCATTTTGTTGTCGTCGGATCCTTTGAATTATGATGTGGCTTAGACCATTTTGTTTTTAGATCTCCACGCCGTCCGTAATCAGGCAATGTATTGTGGGGCAGGGCGTTGCCAGGCAGTGTGTCTTTGTAGTCTGTTTCACCAATGAGCCTGTTATCCATTTTCATGGCCTCTTGCAGCCCCAGAACTGCGTGTTCAGTTACTTTGGCAAGTTCATCTATATAATATTCTTTGCGCGCCGTGTCGCCCTCTCTGACAGTGGCATTGTAATCTTTGGCCTGATACTTACGCATATTGTCTTGTGCAATGTGTATGGCCTCTACAAGCGTTAGTGTGGTTCCAAACTCGTCAGGTATCAAATGGAGATCTGTTGCGTCTTGTACAGCGCGCCCAGCTGCCATGTTTGCACTACCTCTATTTTTAGTAAATGCATCTAGGATTGCACGGGCTTTTTCGTGATGACTTTCTTTTCGCGGATTATCCAACACTAGTTTCGCCCATTGTATTTTCGGACGTACCACAGCCTTTTCGAATATATTCTTGGCTCTGTCTTTCGAGCGCGGATTGCTGTGATGAAAATAATTATGACGCTTCGCCCAATCTGGCGCTGTAAATGACATTCGTAAATCCCCCGTACTATCGCGTTGTGCGATGAGTGGTCTTACGTTGCCATAGAGGACGTTTAACGTCTATAGGAATTTTAAATTATTTTTATTTGGCAATTTTTACAGTGTGTATGCCTAGTAGATCTGGGCGAAAAACGACACTTAAAACGGGCGTGGCCCATTCTAGATCTAAGTCTTTATATGTCATATTTGTTTTACCGTTATGCACAGTGTAAACGCCACCTGGCTGTGGATAAAGTACGCCAGCAACCAAATCCTGTGTTTCATTTTCATAACCTTTTAAATTTATTGGCATAGGCGTTTTGGTTTTAACAACTGATATACGTTGATAACTGCTTGTGTCTACATACTTGTCCACAATTGGCGAGTGCTTCACAAATTGTATTGAATTATCATATTCGTACCATTCGCCTTTATACTTTTCTTCGCAAGACCATAGAAAACATGCGCGGTCTTTAAGGTATTGACCATTTGCAAAAACTTCGAATTTTTGTTCCTGATGAAGTTCTCTATGTATATGATTTTCTTGAATCAGGCATGTGCCAAGCACGGGAATCGGTTTGGAATAAAATAAGATTCGCTGAACTTCTACCCCTAAGATTTGGGCATATCGTTCAGCATCATTAATAGTCATTTGAATTTTGCCGTTTTTGTGTCGGCGTAATGTCTCTGGAGTTACACCTTTGGCAGCGGCTACTTCGTTATTTGTCATGCCAGACTGATTAATACACTCGTTAAGATTATTTTCCACAGCTACCATCGCTTGATGTTTTAAATTCATGCGTGTTCTCCTTGAATTGTCGCTTTCCGTCAAGTGCAATAAATGGCTGTAAATAGTCTTGGCTGGCACTTCATCTTCGTAGATCACCACTATTTGACAAAAAAGTCAAACTAGCCATACTTTTACGTATGACATTAGAGCAGTATCGTAGGGAAAAAGGTTGGACATATGCGCAGTTAGCTGACGCATTAGGTGCATCGCACCCAACTATAGCGCGACGTTGGTGTTTAAGACATGGCGACAAACAAAAGCTTATTCCATCACAAAAGTATATGGAGCGCATTATGCTTCAAACAGCCAGTGCAGTAATGCCCAATGATTTCTATGTCAGACATGACTGAGGATCAGTTGCAGTACCAGGTTGTGAATTACCTGGACGTTAGTTTGCCTAATAACTGCGTGTATCATCACAGCCCTAACGAGGGTAAGCGCCACATAAATTACATAAACCGTCTAAAGAAGTTGGGTACTAAATACGGATGGCCTGACTTGGAGATCTGTGTGCCGATGGAACACACGACAAGCGGTAATGCTGAGACATTCTTCATAGAGTTAAAAACCAAGCGCGGATCCATGAACGCTAACCAGAAACTGAGGCGCGATGAATTAATCGAGGCTGGGCAGCAGTGGGCGCTTTGCCGATCTGTGGACGATGTCGAGGCGTTCTTACGGCCACTGATAAAGCTACGGGTAGTTAATGAATGACCAGGTACTCATCCAATGCAAACATTGCCGTGGTTTCGGCGAAAGATCTATGCCGTTCACAATTGCCTGGCCTGTTGAGTACAGCGGTGGTGATAGCCTGGAAGAACAGATTGAGTGTGCGGTGTGCAGTGGCACGGGTAAGGTTCCGCTTATCCTCGATGAAATACTGAGCGAGGATCAATGAGTACGCATAGCCTCAAAGCAAAGCGTAGGCATCCAGACACGCAGCGTGAGCGCATTACAGTGGGTCATATTACGTTTGAGTTGTCGTCCAGGGATAAAACATTTTCCTTAATTGCTGGTGACGCAGTGCAAGCCAAAGACAGAAGGCCATTATTTTCGGGGTTAATCGAGCCAGAGATGGAAAGAGAACTACGCAGAGTAGCATTCCGCATGAAAACAATATTGGGAGATAATGATGAAAACTAAATTACAAGAATACATAGACGCGCAAGCTCATAAAATTGACACACATATACCACCGCCAAAACATACTGGTTACTGGAATGGATTAGCAGAGCGAATGAAGATTGGTGATAGTGTTTTAGTAAAAGATGACCAAGAGGCTAAAATATTAAAACAAGCTATTTGTCTTGTTCATAAAAATTTTGATGAACCAAAATATAAACCAAAAAGTAAATCAATGAAAGCAAATGACAAAGGCGAATATCGTGTCTGGAGAGTTTTATAATGGACAGTGAAGTTGCAGAGATATTGCGCTTGTGTCGTGGTCTTGATGAGAACGATTGGGATCAGGTTATGAGCGTTTTAGATGAGATGGAGAAACAAAAAGTAAAAAAAGTTTCTCCGTTATTGCCTCAAGACGTTGCTAAACGTTAGGCATCGCGTTGTTGATAATTTAGGGGATTGACGGCTTTTGAATCATGGTTTTAAAATTGGCGTAGCCACTACATAGTATATCATAAGCGCTTATGATAAGCACTAATCATCAGTTAAATTTAAAGCACTTCAAAAGATCATCCATATGGATCTTTTGATAAGTGCTTATGATTATCATAGTATAGATCATTTTTTTTTGGGATAATTCTCTGTGGATAAACCAGACGTAGCGCAACTAAATGATTTGTTCTTCGAGGCAGCTGAGACGGAGCGTAAACTACCAGCTGCTATTCGTAAGCAAAAGATGTGTAGTTGGCCAGACTATCCTCAATCATGGAAAGCATACGGGTACAGTGAGTTCGAACCTGGATTACCCAGAGCCACACCGAAACAAGTAGATGACTTTGATCGTGCATTGTCTCTAGGCATAAAGCACATGGATGCAGATGATAGGCGGTTAGTGTGGGCAGTAGCACACAGTGCAGCCTTTCGAGAACGTGGTGCTAAGTGGGATAAGATAGCAAGAATGCAAGGCTTACGAGATGGTAGGCAGATCAAGCGTAGATACATGGATGCACTCATACGCACCTGGTATAATATGAAGTACTTCGAAGAGGAAGAATTGTTAGCTTCAGTGTTTTGACACATACAGTCTAAAATGCATGAAATACAAACTAGATGTTGTACGAATGCGCGAAATGTAGTAAAGATTTAGTATAATGTGGCACAGTTATCTTCATTGGGAAAAGCAGATCTCAACGAGTATTGTGCAACCATAATAACTGGGTGGTCGAACATTAGTTCTCCAAGGTTGTCGCGATCTTTATTGTACCACCAAGCCACATTTACGAATAGGAAACACCTCCCTGTTTACTGCTCGATAACTGGCCCCGTAGTCTTAGTAGTCCTTTTGCTTTCTCCTAGGATATCGCTACGGGGTATTTTTTAGAGGTTCTATGCCAAAGAGAAATATCACTGAAAAACAAATGGAAGAGATCTGTGATCGGATTGCTGAAGGTGAAAGCCTCACACGCATCTGTGATACATCAGGTCATCTACCAGGCTGGCGCACAGTACTGCGTCATGTTCGAGAAGACGATGATGCTCATGTGCAATACAGAACAGCTAGAAGCTTGCAGTGTGAAGTGATGAGAGATCAGATATTAGATTTAGTGCAAGCACCGTTGCCAGAGGATCCAAAGCTAGCAATGGCTGAGGTACAACGTAGACGCTTAGAAGCAGATCATAAGGATAAGCATATCAGGCAGATGCAACCGTTAGGCTTGAGAGACAAAGCAGATGATAAGCAGCAGACAGGCCAGATCACATTGAAGTGGGAAGGTGGAGAAGTTACTGCTGAAGCATCGGGATGAGTAGGGAATATTATATATATACTACAGCCTGAGACAGGGGTCGCGCGCACAAGGTATACCCCAAAGTTTCTTTTTGTTTTCGATATGTAAATCCACAGCGTTTGGCACTGGGCTTGGCACTGGTTAAGCTAAGTGCTTGATATTATTATTTGTACAAGCGGTAAGGCAAACCGTTGCCCCTATAAATATACGGGTCGGCCACCCCCCCACCCCCCGAAAAACTGGCCGCCCGACTCTAACGTATAATAACCCCAGATAAGATACTGTCCCACATGCACATCGAGATACCATACTCTCCCAGACCATTGCAGCAGTCACTGCATAACGAGCTAGCACAGAAGCGCTGGGGCGTTGTGGTGTGTCACAGACGCTTTGGTAAGACGGTGATGGCCATTAATCATTTACTTAGGGATGCTATACTTAATACGAAGCCTAACCCCAGGTACGCTTATATTGCCCCTACCTATAGACAGGCAAAGGCGGTTGCTTGGGATTATCTCAAGCAGTTTGCTGGTGCGATACCTATGGTGAGGTTTCACGAGACTGAGTTGAGGGCTGATTTACCTAATGGTGCGAGGATACAGTTATTGGGATCTGAGAACCCTGACAGTTTGCGTGGTATATATTTAGATGGCACTTGTTTGGATGAGATGGCTGACATGCCTGAGAGTTTATTTCCTGAGATTATTCGCCCAGCGCTGAGTGATCGTAAGGGGTGGGCATTATTCATTGGAACGCCCAGGGGTCATAATTCGTTCTTTGATTTGTATGACGCGGCTGATGGTCAACCTGATTGGCACACGGCTTTGTATAAGGCGAGTGATACGGGGATATTGGATGCTGAAGAATTAGAGGCTGCACAGTCTATGATGACGGCTGATCAGTATGCTCAGGAGTATGAGTGTAGTTGGGTAGCTAATGTGCCAGGTGCTGTGTATGGCGGTGAGTTGCAAGATGTACATGAGGCTGGGCGCATCACGAATGTGCCGTATGATCCTAGTGTGAGGGTAGATACTTTCTGGGATCTGGGTGTGAACGACAGTACGGTGATTTGGTTTTTACAGAAGGTTGGCCGTGCCGTACATATAATAGACTTCTATGAGAATAGGGGCGAGGGATTACCCCACTATGTAAAGGTATTACAAGATAAGGGGTATTTATATGGGGAACACAACGCGCCCCATGACATTGAGGTACGCGAATTAAGTACAGGCAAGAGCCGCAGAGAGACGGCATATGATTTAGGAATTAACTTTCGGGTTGTTCCTAAGTTACCTCTTGAGGATGGTATTCATGCGGCAAAGATGTTGTTGCCCAGGTGTTGGTTTGATCAGGATTTATGTAAGCCTGGTTTAGAGGCACTAAGGCAGTATCATCGAGCATATAACGAAAGATTACGAAGTTTTAGAAATACACCAGTGCATGATTGGTCATCACATGCGGCTGATGGATTTAGATATTTAGCGGTGGGATTGCGTGAGACACGATCATTTAATGGTCGGCCACCACAGAAAACAGCGATCATGGATTATAATCCTTTCGCTGCATGAGGTAAGATATGGGTATTAGAGATTTTTTTTCGAGTGTAAGAGATAGCTTTAAGGCTGCAACGAGTAGCAACAAGGCTGCGGAAGATCGGAATACAAGTAGTAATAGGTCTAATCCCAGCACACGAACGGGTCGTGTAACGCAAAACATTTTATCGGATATTGCGCTTGGTTTTGGGAATACCACTGGTGTCAGCCAGGCTGGTATAGATGATTATAATAAACGTACTCAAGAAACTATAGAAAGAATGAAGGATACATCAAAAAGTACCCAAGACGATAGTAGTTCATCAGCACCCCAACAACCAGTAATAGAGGCCAAACCAGAGCCGGAGCCGGAACCGGAACCAGATCCCGTAATAGAAGAAATAAAACCAGACACGACAATTATTACGGATCCACCAGTGAAACTAACGCCAGTAACAGAGCCAGATCCTGTCGCAGTAGAAAAGCCAGAAGAGCAAGCACCAACAGAAGGTGAGGGCGCGCCGACAGAACCTGACACTGGCGCTGGAACAACAACAGCGGTGGGTGCTGAAGAAGAAGCAGATACGTTAGAAGAAGTAGCGAAAGGTGATGCAGAAGAAAAAGTTGCCGATACAATCCGTAAAAAAGGTAGAAGATCCACCATTAAAACCACATCAAAAGGTTTATTAACATCTGCACCCACGAGATCCCGTAGGTCATTAATGGGCGGTGGACTGATTAAATGAAGTATAAAAACCAAGCTGGTAAGATGGGCGCTTCCTCTTCACAGCCAGCAAAGGGAAAAATGGCGATGAATGTTAATCCCTTAGAGCGTCTAAATCAAAAGATGGCTGGGCGCACACATGGAAAATCTTTAGAAGGTTTAACCCCTGGTTTACGTAAAAAAAAGAAATCTATTATTTCTAGTTATGGATTGATGTAATGCTAGTATCTCCACGCATAAAACAGCTGGATGAGCGATACAAAACGCTACAGACACAGAGATCAAATTGGGAAAAGCATTGGCAAGAGCTAGCCGATTATATGCTGCCTCGAAAAGCTGACATTACAAAAAAACGTACGCAAGGCGATAAACGTACAGAATTAATTTATGATGGCACGGCCATACATGCAGTAGAATTATTAGCGTCCTCATTGCACAGTATGTTGACTAGTCCAGTTACCCCTTGGTTTTCTATGCGATATAGAGATCCTGGGCTGCAAAAAGATGATGCGGCAAATGAATGGTTAGAATTAAGCCTAAATCAAATGTACCAGGCATTTAATAGATCTAACTTTCAGCAAGAAATACACGAAATGTTTTATGATCTTGTGGTTTTTGGCACAGCGGCATTGTTTGTCGATATGGATAAAGACGGGCTGAGATTTAATGC